CAAAGTGGTTCTAAGTTGTTATCAGTAGACTTTAACGCTGGTCAAGGCTCAATCAGAAATGGTTTAGTTTCAAGTGGAAAACTAAGAGGTTTTGATATGTACAAATCTAACAACATGGGTAATGGTGATTTAACTACTGCCGATGGACAATGTTTAGGTGGACATATTTCATCTACTGCAACTGCTAACACAATTTTATCAACTGAAGTAATCAGAGACCCTGATTCATTTGGTGATATTGTTAGAGGTTTGCATGTATATGGTGCTAAAGTACTCAGACCAGAGGCTTTAGTAAAAGCTTACTATACAATTGACTAATATCAATTCGGGGGAGGCTTCGGTCTCCTCCACTTTTTAAGGAGATAAATATGCATTGTGGAACTAAAAAAAGAATGAAGAAAGAAATGGGTGGTGGAAAAATAGACGGAAACAAAGCTGCTAGACGTGAATATGGTAAAGGTGGTTACGGAAGACAAAAATTAAAAGATGGCGGAATGCCAAAAGGTAAACCTTGCTAGACTATGAAAGTCTCAGCACCTAAAGGTTATCACTGGATGAAGTCCGGTAAAACTTACAAATTAATGAAAGACCCTAAAGGAGGTTACAAACCTCATAAGGGTGCAAGTAAAACTGCAAATTTTGCAATACAAAAAGTACATAAAAAATAATGGCTACAACATATCTCGACATAACAAATGAAGTTTTAAGAGAACTTAACGAGGTTCCACTTACTACTTCTACTTTTTCAAGTGCTACAGGTATTCAACAGTTTGTAAAAGATTCTATAAACAAAGCAATCTTTGACATAGCTAACGAAGAACCTCAATTACCTTTCTTTTCTGCAGGAGTTAGTGGAACTACTGACCCTTTCTATGGTAACGTAACAGTACCTAGTATTGCAGGACAAAGATGGTACTTATTAAAATCTGATAGTTCAAATATTACTACAGACTATGCTTCTGTAGATTGGGATGATTTTTACGCAACTACTATTAACGTAGCAGGTGAAACAGCTCCCTATGTTTCTAAAGGCTTAAAGTTTTTATCATTAACAGATTGGAAAAGATATTATAGAGATAGTGAGAATGCAGACGATGCAGATACTCAAGCTTATGGAGAACCTAAATTTGTAATTAAATCTCCAGACTCAAGGAAGTTCGGTTTAAGTCCTATACCAGATAAAGTTTACAATATACATTTTTACGCATTTACCAAACCAACAGAACTTTCAGCATATACAGATACTATAGCATTACCAGACCAGTATGCTAACGTAATAACAGCAAGAGCAAGATACTATGTGTGGCAGTTTAAAGAAAGTCCACAACAAGCAGCTTTTGCTTTAGAAGATTTTAAAAAGGCTATGAAACATATGAAATCTAATCTTATGAATCCTACGCCTAAAGACATGACAGACGATAGAAGATATTTTTAAACTATGGCACGTTCACAACCTTACACCGTTGCATGTAACGGAGGTTTAGTAAAGTCAGTAAACTCTATTGACTTACTTAAAACTCCCGGAGTTGCAAAGACATTACAAAACTTTGAAGTAGCTACAGAAGGTGGCTACAGACGTATTAACGGTTATAAAAAGTATAAAGTTGGTAATGTTACAGCTACACAACCTACAGGTGGTATTACAGATATATTAGGAGTATTTCCTTATGCAGATGGTGTAGTAGCTTGTGCAGGAACAGATATATTTTTTAGTAACGATGGTGCTACATGGTTACAGATAAATAAAATATCTGATAATAACGGTGATGACTACACAACCTTTACAGGCAAAACTGCTACAGCTAGAACAGACCAAGGACAATGTTCTTTTGCACTTTTTGAAGGTGCTACTTTTGACTATGGTGAGTTAAATATAGCAGATGGAGCAAATGTTGTTTTTAGTTTTAGAATGGAAGGTACTGGTAATTTAAACACTAGAACATTTTTTACAAGCGAAGTTCAAGTAGACGGAACAAAAGCTGTTAAACATGTTACAGTACATGACCATCATTTAATAGCTGCAGGTGTTGAAGATAATTTAAATACTTTATATTATAGTTCAAAAAATACTTTTTCATCTTTTCCAAGTACAAATGCTATATCAATATCAGACCAAATAGTAGGTATTAAAGGTTTCCGTGAAGATTTATTTATATTTTGTGAAAATAGTATTCATAAACTTATTAATATAAATGATAGTAATAATATAGCTATAATTCCAGTAGCAGAAAACGTAGGATGTTTAAGTGGGTATAGTATTCAAGAGATTGGCGGTGACTTAGTATTCTTAGCACCGGATGGTATTAGAACAGTTGCCGGTACAGCGAGAATTGGAGACGTAGAGTTAGGAACTGTATCAAAAGCTATACAACCTTTACTTATAAGTTTAGCTAGAAATATAGATGATTATACAATTAATAGTTTAGTTATTAGAGAAAAGTCACAATACAGATTATTTTATACTAATACTGGACAGCCTAATACAGGACAAAAAGGTATTGTAGGAACTTTAAGACCAAATGGATTTGAATGGTCAGAAACACTAGGCTTAGAAGTAACATCAGTAAATTCAAACTTTGATAACGAAGGTATTGAAGTTTATTATCATGGTGATACAAATGGTTATGTATATACGCATGATACTGGGGATGATTTTGATGGAGCTAATATAAATGCTATCTATCAAACTCCAGACTATGACTATGGAGATTTAGGAACGTTAAAAACTTTACACTATGTTAAACTTTCCATAGCTCCAGAAGGAGATATAACTCCAACATTAAGAGTTAGATACGATTACGATAGCACGAGTATTCCACAACCACCAGATTATAACTTAACTGTAGATGCACCTTCATTGTTTGGTTCAGCTACATTTGGTTCTTCAGTCTTTGGAGCTGGAGAACAACCTTTAGTTAGGGTAGCACTTCAAGGTAGTGGACATAGTAACTCTTTTAGAATTTCAACAAACGATAAAAAGACACCATATATTGTAAATGGTTTTTATATAGATTTTATACCATCAGGAAGGAGATAATAGATGGCAAGTTATACCAGACAAAGTACATTCTCAGATGGCGATTTAATAACCGCTGCATTATTTAATGACGAATATAATCAGTTAGTTGCAGCTTTTGACAATGCTACAGGACATAAACACGATGGTACTATAGGTGAAGGACCAGTCATTAGCGTTCTTGGTGATGCAGGATTATCTACACCACTTAACAAAATTTTAGTAGATACAACTAACGACCACATAGAATTTTACATAGATGTATCAGGAACTTCAACACAACAACTTTACATAGCTGATGGAGCTATACTTCCTGTTACAGATAACGACATAGACTTAGGCTCTAACTCTTTACAGTTTAAAGACCTTTACATAAATGGTACTGCAAATATTGATACACTTGCAGCTGATTCAGCTACACTTACAACAGCAGAGATTAACGGTGGTAATATAGATAATACTGTAATAGGTGCTACAACTGCAGCTGCTGGTACATTTACAACTATAGATGCTTCTGGTAATGTTGTTATTAGTGGTAACTTAACAGTCTCTGGAACTACTACAAGTGTTAATAGTAACGAAGTAAACATTGGTGACAACATTATTGTTTTAAATTCAGATGAGACTGGAACACCTTCACAAAACTCTGGTATAGAAATTGAAAGAGGAACAGCTACTAACAAAACTTTTATATGGGATGAGTCTACTGATAAATGGACACTGGGTTCAGAAACTTTAATAGCTGGTACAGTTGAAGCAGCTTTAACAGGTAACGTTACAGGTAATGTCACAGGTAATCTTACAGGAGATGTTACAGGAGATGTCACTGGCAATGTCACAGGAAATGTAACAGGCAACGTTACAGGGAATGTTACAGGAGACCTTACAGGCTCTGTACTTACTGCAGCTCAAACAAATATTACAAGTCTTGGAACTTTAACAAGTCTTACTATTTCTGGTGATTTAACAGTAGATACTAATACACTTTATGTAGATTCTACAAATAATAGAATTGGTATTGGTACAACTAGTCCAGCAGAAGCCCTACACATACAAACAGTAAATGATACAAAACTAAGAATAACCAAAACAGGAACAGATAGCATATATGCTGGTGTTGATACATCACCATTTATACAAGCAAGTTCACTAAGGTTTATGTCTGATTCTACCACAGAAAGAGCAAGAATAGACACATCAGGCAATCTGTTGGTTGGGACTACTAGCCAAATTAGTGCAGGTAAATTGTCTATAAGCGGTGGTACTTCTGCAAATGGTATAACAGCAACAACAGATGCTACTGCAGGTTATACTGCTGCTTCTTTTCAAAGGACAGCTAGTGTTGGTCAGTTGATTCAGTTTAAACAAGGGGCTACACAAGTTGGAAGTATTGGTATTCAATCAAGCGGTCTTGTTATTGATGGTGAGTCTGCACATACAGGTTTAAGATTTACAAGTGCGGGTATTACACCAAGACTAAATGGTGCTGAAAGTGATAACACAGTTGATTTAGGTGAATCAGGTATAAGATTCCAAGACCTCTACCTTTCAGGTACTGCAAACTTCGGAAACCTTTCAGACGGTACAATTACTATAACAGGCTTTGCAGATGAAGACGATATGTCTTCAAACTCTGCAACGCTTGTACCGACTCAACAATCTGTAAAGGCTTATGTAGATAGCCAAGTAGGAAGCGTAGATACATTAGCTGAAATACTTTTAAATGGTAATACTACAGGCGGTACTGATATTGCAGTATCTACAGGTGATGATATTACCTTTGCAGATTCTTCAAAAGCCATATTCGGTACAGGCTCAGATTTAGAAATCTACCATAATGGAACACATAGCATTATTGCAGATGTAGGAACAGGTGATTTATTGCTTCGTGGTAATAATGCAAGACTGCAAAATTCAGATGGTTCTGCAACTTTTATTCATGGATTTAATGGTGGTGAAGTACAGGTAAATTATGCAGGAAACACCAAACTAGCCACAACATCAAGCGGTGTAAACGTAACAGGTACAGTTGTAAGTGATGGGTTGACTGTGGATGGTAGTGTTACATTTAATACAGGAACAAGCACTTTTGATAACGTGGTTATTAAAAACACAAGTGCTGGTGCATCTAC